GTTGATGCCCCAGTCTTCCTCTAGGTCACGGCCCTTTACAGGGTTAACGTTGTACATAGTTGTCTGCTTCACACCGGTACGGCTGATTGCCCAGTAGTTCTTAGCAAGTGGGCCCTGAGGAGTGAAGTTAAGGCTATGCAGTGTCTTGAACAGACGCGGAGTTGCGATAAGCAACTGACGCTGGAACGGCGCGGTGCTAAGGTTAACAACGCTGAACGCACGCTTATCTTCTGGTCGGTTACCAAGCTCTGTGCAGAGTGGGCAACCATTGCCTAGACATACGTAGGACTTCTTGCCTTCCTTTGCTGTAAGGAAGTGCTGACGGTAAACAGCTACTGGCCCGTCTGGGTCAATGAACTTAAGTACCTGTGGTTGTTCAGTGTGCTTGAACTCTACTGGGTAGTCTCCTGCTGGAGCCGTAAAGGCCTCAGCACTAGCCCAGCCTGATGCAACTGAAGATGCTCCACCTGCATTTGCAGGTCGATCGTCGATGTCAAACACATCGTCGTCCGCGTCAAAGGAGGCTTCTTTGAATGATGGGTTAATGGCCATTGGTATTTCCTAACTGGTTAGCATTATTGGCAGTGTTGGTTTCTTGCATACGGATAGTATTCCACCTTTCGGAGATACTAAACGCTATTTTTTTATGATTATTCCACTCTATTCTTTCTAGCGAAAGTAGATCGGCTTTATCAAAGATTTCTACAACAGCTTCAATCATAGCACGACTATAAAGTCTACGCCCCTGGTGGGAGTCGCCGTTCTTATTTGTTGTAGAAGGCATTCGGTATGGAGCAGTAGGTAGGTAACCTTTCTTGACCCAGTCCCTGACCGTAATTATAGGACGGCCTAGGGCTGTGGCCAGGGCACCGATGGTAAAGAGCTCCATGTCTGTACCATTAGGCATAGTCTTGACGTAAGGGCGTGAGTCCCAGTTAACTTCTCTGGGCTCCTCAGCCTTTGCAGGCTCTACTGATTTACGCTTACGCCTACTACCTGGGTAGTACTCATCTAGACTAGCGAAGGTCTCGTCAATAAAGTCCGACATCTTATCCCTTAGTCATTACCAGGGCATAGCTAACCTTAGACGGGAACATCGTGTCGATGTCTTCCTCTGAGATAACGCCCTCGTAGTAAGCCTTCATGATTTCATCTTCATCAAGGACTGGGACCATCTTGATACAACGCTCGGCGATACCCTTCTTAGACAGGAGAGCTTCAGCTACATCCTCGTCTAGGCTCTTAGACACTCGGCGCTGTTGCATTACCTTGGTGATGCCGTCTACTTCGTGTGGCAATTCAATAACGATATGCCCACGGTCATCAACAACACCGGCCTCTTCGATAATTCCCTTAAGGGACTTCTTTACACCGCTTTGTATGGCGGTAAGTTCATCGATCTTGCTCTTTAGCAGTACGTTCTGCTGTACTAAGCCCTCAAGCTCCATAAGATCCATTGTCAAGGTCCTCCTCATTTCTAAGACGTGAGTCTGTAAGATACCTTAGCAGACCATCAATAATAATACTAGTAACGGTAACCCCGTCAACTTTAGCCTGGGCCTGTACGGCCTCCCATAAGTCATCATCAACTCGGATAGTCCTAGTTGGTGTCTGTCCTGAACGTGGCATGTGTCTACCTTACCCTGCTTTCAAATAGTTAAACATACGTACCCCCGGCTGGGATCGAACCAGCGGCACGCAGGGTAGAAACCTGCTGCTCTATCCACTGAGCTACGGAGGCTTGGTGGAGCTGCAGAGAATCGAACTCTGGTCCTAACAGTTTCCGCATGCGGCCTTACTGCTAGTCGAAGCCTATCCAGCCCCTAAGGGTGAGCAGTTTTGTTGCTTGCTCAGGCAAAGCGCATGTTATACACCTGCTCAAGTGTCGAGACTAGGAGAGGTTATCGAACGCCTAGGGGCTACCGTGCCCTTTCGTAACGTATCTAGTTCTCAATTGTTCTTAGAGCCCTTCCAAGGCGCGGTTGGGTATCTAAGAAGATTAGTACCAGCGCTGGCGATTCCATACGGAAAGCGCATTGCAAGGGGTATTATACCTCGATTTGATGTACTTCAAACCCCAGATTATTTGGACATTCGGATTAGTTCTCCACCCTGTACCCATTTTACTCCCGGGTAGGGCCTGTGGGATACCATGAGCACCTGATGAAGAGTTATGTGCGTTGACCCTCCACCCGCTCTCGTGGTTCCATAAGGTGTGTAAGCATACATACTGAGAGCCACACCAACCGTACGTGTTTTGCATATAGATTCTGGCAAATTGTTTATTGTATTTGATTGAGGCATACGGTAACCTCTTATAAGATCTTGTAGATTCTGTAGTAACTCTACAAGATGCGTTGATATTTTGAGCCTGACTTTGGGCTGTCGGTAGCGATGTAAGCACGCCTACAAGAAGCGCGACAGCGGAAGTCCAGGCTTTTAGTTTACCTAGCATTAATTCTACCTTAACATATAAATAACAGGAGTTCACCTAGACTAAACTGATGATGTAATGACAAATTCCTTTAAACTACCTAGCGTCAGGGTCAAGGTACCCTTGCTATCAATACCTTGTCCGTCAATAACTGCGCTAGCTACTGAGTTCTTTTGTTGTAGGGCCTCATGCTGGCGAACCTCTACGGAGCCTGCAATAAGGATGTCTTGAATAACTATAGTTTTCCATGTGCTGGAGGCACGTTTGATTCGGCCGTTTCTCTGCGTCGCCGCGCCCGATGACCAAGGGAGGTCATAGTTAACCAGCAGATTAGCGGCAGGAAGATCCACGCCGTAACCCCCAGCGTCACTGCTGATAAGGACACGGACGCTAGGGTCTGTATTGAGTGCAATTTTATTCTCCTCTTTAGTTTTAGCATCGAGCTTACCTGTGTAAATTCTACAGATATCTGGGCCAATGGAATCTCTAATGATGTCTACCATATCTACGTAGGTAGCAAAGATTACGACTTTATGTTCAGGACTTTGGCTGAGGAAGTCTTTGACGTACTCAACTAAGGCGTCAAGCTTGGGGGATGATTTAACCCCGTCAAGGTACCCAGCTTCCCTTAGGGAGTGAGCATACTCTGAACCTTCGTTATCAGTATTAACATACTTATCTGCGCTTATTTGTAGTAGGTCTGGGTGAGAGCAGAGCATCTTTAGAGCTGTTACCTTAGACATAATAAGTCCTCGGTACTCATCAGCCTTACTGGAGCTGTCTCCCTCATACCCATAATGAGCCAAAACATTAAATGACTTGCCGAACATATCCTGCGCGGACTCGATAGATTCAATAAGGTCGTCTGCTATCTTTTGGTACAGCTTTGCTGACTTGCGGTCCAGATGGACTGTCAGAGGCTCCTTGTAGATAGATTCTGGTAGGAAGGGGGCTACGTCAGCATCAGTCTGCTTCTTTCTTACAGATGCCTCTTTCATCTTAGTGAACAAGGTAGGTAAGTTTCTGTAGTGGTCTACGCCACCCCAGTCGTTCCGTACAATGAAAGCTTGGTCAAAGATATCAAACCGACCTAGTACCTTGTTATCTACAAACTGCATGATACTGTAAAGCTCTTCTGGCCTACCATTTTCAATAGGAGTACCTGTAAGAGCAAACTTGATTGGCGCAAAGTTCAAACGCTTAACGTAGCGAGAGCGCTTAGACTTAAAAGATTTAATGGCCGTGGCCTCGTCTAGTACTACGAAAGCCTTAGGCAAAGACTTTACTAACGCCCAGTCGTTGACTACTTGTTCATAGTTCATGATGATGTAGTCAACGCCGGTCTCTCTCCAGTTCAAGGCCTGCTCGTACTGCTTAGCGCGTTGCTTTGCGGTGCCGTCAATAACAATAGGGGTCGAGTCACTAAACTTAGTAATAGAGTTAGCCCACTGGTATTTAAGGCTCGACAAGCAAATGATTAGGCCCGGCTCTTTGATGTCACCAGAACCCATCATGCTTTCGATAGCAGCAATAGTAAGAACTGTCTTACCTAAGCCAAGATCGTAGGCGACCAGCATTTTTTTCTGGTCGCACATACGATCTACGGCTTCAACTTGGTATGGCAGAAGCGTGCCTGTGAACATATTACTTAGCGGACTTGCCCTTGTAGCGGAAGATCCACTTAGGGTTAACGCCCTTGCCTACCTGCCAATACGGAGTAGGCTGTGCTTCGAAGTGAAGGTGTGGACCTGAGCTAAGGCCTTCAAGACCTACGTCAGCGATGTGCTGTCCCATCTTTACACTGTCCCCAGCCTTAACGTAAGACTTGAGTACGTGTGCGTAGGTGCAGTAATAAGTGCGGAAGCGGAACTTGTGCTTGATAGTTGGTGAAAACTTACCAAGGTTTGGCCCCTGCTTACCTACGGAGGTCACTACACCATCAGCAACTGCATAGACGGGTGTGCCTACCGGTGCGCCAAAGTCTACGCCCTGGTGCCAACCTGAAAGCCACTGAGGCCCTTTGACGCCGTAAGCGCATGTAACCTTTGGATTCTTTACTGGGTATGCCATTATCTCTCCTGAATTAGATACTAAGTCCATAACGAACTGAGTGTATTGCGTTCTCGATACCTTGGAGAACTTCTGCTCGGCTCATACCGCCGACATCTTTTACATCGATGCCGTCATAGTTAAAGAACCAAGCTTCGAAGTTAAACTCCTTAGTCAAGTCTAGCATCTTCATAGAAGCTGCAAGACCAGCGGCATCGGAGTCTAGCGCAAACAAAACCCTGTCAGCTTTTCGGATGTACTCCAACTGCTTTGGGGAGATGATGGCGCCAAAAGTAGAGACCCCTCCAGCTATGCCCAATGATTCCAAACGTACGACATCTAGGGGTGACTCTACAACAATCATTGTTCCCCCATCATACTGGTTTAAACCGAAAAGGGCATTACTTTTTTTAGTTCCTGCTGGGTTGTTCTTGAAGTATCTACCGTAGAAACCCTTCTCCTGCCAACCAAGGAGTTGGTTAGTAGCGGCGTCTCGGATTGGGGTAACCCAAGCCTGCTGCCTCTTGTTCCACAGCACCTGGTGCTTGTTAGCAGCCTCTAGGGTTAGGCCCCTAGACTTGAGCGCCTTGTCCGGCGGGTACTTGAATGCCGCTAGGGAGGCCTCAGAGACATATACAAGCTCTTCAAATGGGTGAGCCTCTTTCTTCTCCAAAGACCTCTCAATAGCCTCTAGGAAGCCGTTTGAGCCCCCTGAGAGCCACTCCTTGGCCTCCTCAAAGGTGTCATACCCCTTTATCTTAGCTACCAGTGTAACTACATTTCCCCTGAAGTCACAGGAGAAACAGATGTGCGCCCCAGTATCTGAGTTGATGTACCAAGAGGGGCTATGGTCTACGTGACCTGTGCGCTCCTCGTGGGCTGGGCAGAACCCTTGGATCTCATCGCCACGAGTACCGACGTATTCAATATCAAGGCTGTCAAGAACCTTTTCCATCTCGTCTACTGTCATTCCCAGTCCTGTACATAGTATGCCCCAAAGGGTATGTCGGCTTCTTCCTTTTTAGTCCCCATAGCCCAACGATAAATTAAGTTGTAAAGTTTATCTATCACAGGTCATCTCCGTTAATCTCTCGGAAGTCTCCTGTGTTCCAGTCCCAGACTAGTGAGACCTCCATAGGGCTACAGTTACGACCAGCCATGAGTCGTAGGATACGAGTATCGTCTACCGCCTCATCCTCACGCTGTAGGCCTAGGAGTACGTCAGCATCTTGGAAGAACGATGACGAGTAACCGATAGAACCTGCTGTAACCTGGCCCTTCTTCATCTTCCACTCAAGGGCCTGGGTAGAAACAATCACAGGGACTTGGTACTTCTGCGCTAGGCGCTTTAGCGATCGGGTGATGTTGGTAAGGGCTAGTGGAGTATTAGCCTCACCGGACTGCTCATCAACCATGAGGTACACACCATCAATGAACACTACATCTGGTTGCAGTAGCTGAATCTTGTTAGCAATACCTGAGATGGTGGACGCACTAGCGGACTCACTAAGCCAGAACTTGTGCTTAACATTACCCAATGTGCGGAGCTTGGTCTTATAGCGAGACTCTTCCTCTGATGTCAAAGTTCCGCTAAGCAGTCTATTGTGAGAGATACGAGCACGCATAGCATCGTAACGAGATAGTTGTTCCTGGTTGCTCATCTCAAAAGATTGGAACAAAGGAACGGAGCCGCCTAGGTGAACGTGGTTTGCTATCTGCATAGCAAGCGTTGACTTACCTGTCTTTGGTGGGGCAACGATAACAATAAGCTGACCCTTTTGGATACCGCTCATTGCTTGGTCTAGTGTGGGGAACCCAGTGGCAACACCGCGCAAACCATTAGGCAGGTTCTTACGCTCTAGGTACTCTTCCCAACGACGCTCTGGGTCAAAGGTAAGGTCCACGTCACTAGACGGTGTGAAGCCCTCTTCTTCTAGCCTGGCTAGATTTTTCTGTAGGACTAGAAGGGCTGACTCGGTGTGACCGCTTGACACTTCTTCCGCAGATGCCCTAAGAGCATTGCGGATGATAGCATCTCTTCGTGACTCGACAACCTTATCCATTAGGAAGTCAACGTTATCGCTGGCAGTCTCTAGAGAATAGTTAGGGAAGTTTCCCTTGACTACATCTAGACTAGGGCACTCGCCGTAAAGGCTGTAGTGCTCCTCAATGAATCGCCAGACGTTTGAGTCTTGGTCATCTGCAAACCATGTAGCTTTTACACCACGCATAAGCAGTGGAGTTAAGTCTCTATCGTTTAGTGCTCGACTTAGTAGTAACTTGTCGTAGTTCATTAAGTGCTCCTTAGAGGTCCAGCCCTTTACTGCCGTACCTCAACATGTTCTCTGGATCTAATACCCCAAAGACCTCTGGCCTAAACGCCAGGTCTGCTGCTAGTTTAGACGGGCTCTTGTAGTAAGAGTACCCGCGAAATGGATTTACTCCCGCAGTATCTAGTTGGTCGTAGATCTGCGCGAGCTCCTCCTCATTGTGCTCGAAAGAAACTAGTTCTAGAGTTATTCCGTTTTGAGTGGTGTACTGCCAAAGCTTGTTCAGCATTACCCTGTCGTATAGCAGGTCATGTTTTACTACAGGTATAAACTTAAAACGTTTCTCAACTCTAGGCTGCTTAACTATTACTAGACTTTCGGCAACCAACACCCTTTTTGGGGATTCATTGCTGATGTCTCCGTTAAGCATTCTTGTTAAGCACCTCAATTTTTCCGTGCTTGATTAGGAACATGCGAAAGGACTCTGCGGTCTTTGAAGCTTCCATAACATCTTCGCTGGTTACGTCAGATGAAATTTCTAGCGGGTAACGTCCGTTATTGGACTTTACCTTGCGCTCAACGAAGCGTGTGTGCTGGCACTTAGCCATGGACTCAAAGGTAGGGCAGTTGCACTTAAAGGTTTTTTCGGTAGTGTACATAACTTCGAACACGCCGATTGCGCTGGAGGTCTCGCTCAGAAAAATCTGTACTGTTCTGTCGGTTTGCATAACACCCTCTATCATTTTCTTAAGTCTCCTCTTATAGATTGTAGCTCAATTGTTGCAAAGGCTTCATGTATAAACGAGCCAGTTGCGCTTCCGTAGATCCCTTCCCAAGCTTTGACTGGGATGTTTGTAGTTACGATAGTAGGTAGTCCATTGTTAAACCGCGTCCTAAGGATGTGGTGTAGCAATGAGCTTTGCCAACCGCTTGCTGACGTATGCTCCTTGCCTACGTCATCGATTACTAGTACCCGAACATTGTACGCATCATCGGCGCACTCTCCTAGGATACCCAGTAGTAGACGCTCCTGCTCGTCTGTGCTGGAGCCTCCGATCTCTGCTCCCTTTAGTTCAATCAGGTCATTGAACGTGGCAAAGTAGCAGGGCTTAACGATTGTCTTGCCCTCGTCTACCACAAAATCCTCTGAGGTAAACGTACGCATAATCTCCTGTAGGATTGCCAGAGACAGTGTCGTCTTGCCGTGACCAGGCTCCCCTACAAGCAGAAGTCCCTTGCCACAGGCGGGCCTACCATCTGCTCGAATAACGTTGCCCTCCTTAACGTGCTTAATCCAGCGCTTGCAAAGAGCGAGGTCCTTGTCGACTACCTCTTTGCAGTCGGAGAACTCCCACCCTAAGCGGGCCCGTGGAACGTTCGCTATGCGAATCCATGAGCTACGTCGCTTTGGTAGTTCGTTAATATTAATCATCTTGCTCCTCGCTTTTTTTGTTAAGCCAGTTTTCAATACGTTCTAGTGTTTCTCTGGTGAGCCCAGCAGCACGCATCATATGTTCGCTGTCGGTAAACACCGAGTCGTTATTAGGTCCTGTATTCATACCACTCATTCGTCATCTCCTAACAACCATTCTTGAGATTTTTTCGCCTGAGTATCAGACTCTTGAATCTCATCATCTGTTCGCACCATGCCACCGGCTTGCTGAGCCAACTGCGGGAAGCGGTTAAGAAAGATTCGTGCTAGGTACTCTGGGTCGCTGTACTGCTGGAAGTCCATCGATGAGAAGAACAGGTCCAGCATCTTGACCTCCATCTCGCCGTTCGTATCGTAGCGCCTGCGGTGGTCTGCCAGCGCGTAGATAAAGCGGGTCTGCTTGATTACCCAAGGCTTGATGTGCCAGTACTTCAGAAGCCGGTCACCGAACTCGTAAGCAACATCACTCACAGTCCATGCGATAGGCGGCTTCTCCTTGCGAGAGACTAACCGCTTCTGAACGGAAGCTTCTTTCTTAGCCTGGTACTCAACCTTCTTAGCGGCCTCACGCTTAATAGCTTCCGCCACCTGCTCATCCTTATCGCTGGATGAGGTTGAACTAAAGAAATCATAACCCATTTGTAACTCCTGACTATCTGGAACACCCGACCCCGTTCGGGTGTATTCTTTACTAGTTAAGCTATTTAAGCTATTAGTACTAATTAGCTCACTCTGCTGAAAGAGGGGGGTGGAATTTCCCGTTGTAGTAAATTCTCCTTGCGGAAGGGGAAAACCCAGGCCTAGTAAATAACGCTTTCCGTCATCTGTGACCCAGCAAACTGTGCGGATATCGTTGCCGATTGTTTCCCGCTTGATGCCGACAAATCCGACCTCACGTAGCTCTCTGAGTATACGCTGGAAGTAGTCCTCACCTTGCCGTTTAACGCCCTTGAAACGGCGTACAAGGGCAGGAGAGCTCGGGGTGACATCTTGGTACACACAGACGCTCAAAACTCCTGTAGCTTCTACTGAGATCATTTTTCGAATAGGTCCCTAATCCGGTCCTCAAGCCGGTCGACTACAGTGTTGATGATGTAGTTAAGTGAGAACATCAATAGGTCTTTCTCAACCCGATCGCTTATGCCATCATCATCTTCATCGTCATCAAAGTCTTCATCGTCATCCTCATCAAAGTCAAAGGAGTTTTGGACAAGGGTAATGCCAATAAGGTTAGTCTCTTCCTTTTTAACCTCAGGCTTTTCAACCTTTACAGGCTCTTCAACAATTGGGGTTTCCACAGGCTCAGGCTTTGACTCCGAGCCTAGTTCTAGCAGACCGTTTGTTAGGTCAAAGGCCTTCTTGCCATGCTCCCTAGCAAGGGCCAAAGCCTCAGTAGCAATATTGTCAGTCTCGTCCCATAGAATAAATACATCTACATCTTCGTCCTTGGTTAGGATTTCAGAAAGCGGGGAATCATACCTCTCGGTATCTAGAGACGCTACTGGCACGCCAAAGGTCTTAGAGCTGGGCTTAGCCTTAGCAATAATGGTTTTGTTCTTATCGGATGCGTATTGAAGGGCCCACACCTGGCCCTCGCTGAGGCTGTCGTACACAGGGATGTACACAGTCATTTCAGGGTAAACGTAAAAGTAATCGTCAATCAGAGCCTCGACATTAGCCCTGCTCGTCTTTCCGTTACCAACTACAACAATGTTTTTCATAGTCTTCTCCTAGACGGTTAGGAGCTAACTATACCCGGCTTTTCCCGTCCTAAACCTAGAGGTCAGGTTGGGCGTACAAGACGTCTACAGAACTTAATGCGCCGTTGATAGCGTAGGCTGTGCCACTTGTAGAGGTAAAGGTGATGTTAGAGCTGTCATCTACCTCCCTATCTAGTTTAACTAAGAAACTAGTAGGGCTTGATATGCTATAAACAGTTTTATTATAAGCAGGAGAGTATAAAGTAGAGACGGCAGCTGTTCCACTTGCTGGTGTAACATCAGTTGTACCAGCGCTCAAAACAGAAAAATAAAAGTTAGCGTCATTAGACCCTACGTATTGTATTATATAAAACCCGTTGTAACCAACGACCCCGCTGATTTGCACAGTATCTCCAACTTTAAAAAACGAGGCAAAGCTTTTATCTAGCCTAAACCTAGCATACCCATTCTCTATAGTGCTACTTCCATCAACTGTTCGTTTGCCGTGCGCAACAGAAAGAATTGTTTTAGAGAAGCTTCCAGCTACTCCAACAATAGTAACTTGAGACCCAACAAAGAAGTTATGCGGATCAACTGTAGTATACTTGATCAGGTCGTACGCAGAATTAGTATCAGACTTTACGAGATTAGCGCTAGAAACTTCTGCGGCAAACCCCCCAGAGCTAACAGTTTTAGCGTTAAGCATAGTAGATCACCTCAGTTAATTGCTTGTCGATTGTTCCCTGCTTTTCAACTCTACCTGGGTAAAGGTGGCTATGGCTTAAATTAGCAAGCCCAGCCCACATAGAGTCTCTAGATACATCGTAGCTAAAGCCATCAAATGAACCATCAAAGTAACGATTAACTAACTCAGACTGCTCCATAAGAACTGCATCCAGCAAAATTACCGTAGCATTCGTAGTAGCCTCAGCTCTAAAGAACTGTAATCTAGCTGACACCGCGGTCACAGGTGCCGTTCCTACAACAGATACTCTAGTCCAAGTAGTTGAATTAATTGCTGTGCCAAGTCCTGATGAAGTTGATATAGAAGTTCCCGAAGAATCGTACCAAATTATGTTAGCCACCATAGTAGGGCTAGCGTCTCCTGAACTACGTATAGCGTAGGCGCTTAGCGCGTAGCTACTCCCAGCAGTCACAGGTATGCTATAACCTACACTAGTTGATGAAGAAGGTAAGCTTACAAAGTCTGCTCCAGAGTTAGCTGACGCACTTGAGTTTAAAGAAATAGACATAGATTGAGAGCCTACATATTTATTTGTTGTACTAGTGCTTAGCGTAGATCCTACCGCAGACCAGCCAGTTGTAGATGACTCAAAGTTAGGGTTAGCACAAAGATTAATACGACTGCCGATAATGTTTAATTTAACAGTTCTAGCATCTTCAAACACAACTCTAGGCGTTGTCCCGTTTGTGTACATCGGAATAGATGACGCGTACCCGGAGTCAGCGTCGTTAGCTGTGCCCGCAGTAGTGACCTGTGGGTTAGAGTACGTAAACGTATAAAGTTTATTTAAGGGATCTTGAGTTACATCTGTGATGTAAGGGACTGTAGTTACCTTAGCATTTGTTGTTGTGAAACCTCCGGTAGTCGGATTAACTACCGTAAACGTCGTAGTGGTAGCCGCTGTTACACGGAAGGTTCCATTATAACCAGCTGTAGTGCCGATACCAGAAATAGTTACGTATTGACCAACTATTAAAGAGTTAGCTGCGGTGTACCTTACAGACCCCGAAGGAGTGCTAGCTGACAAGTTGGTAAGGGTAAGAGACGTACCCAAGGTATCGTACGCAGTAGTGCTAGATAGCTTTACAGCCGCTAGGTTTCCAGGGTAGAAGTTATGCGGTTCTGTAGTTGTAATAGTAATTAGGGAATCACTCTTACTATAGTGAGATGCCTTAACAGGCTTAGATAGCATAGCTGCATCAGCGTAGTATGAGACAGTGCTGCTAACCCCTGCTCCTGATGTTCCTACAGCAAATGATGGAGCTACATAAGCAGCTAAGGATGGACTTATTGCAGACACGCTTGTTGGATACCAGGTTGTTGTTGATGCCGGGGCAGAGGCAACCACAGAAGATGTGCTGATAACATTACCAGTGGCATTAAACCACGTAAGATCTACCTGAGTTTGAAGTGCTGTACCGCCGTTGGCGTTAAAGTTCATAGAGAATGTATATGGCGTGTTCCCTGAAATTGGGACGGTATCCACAGACCCTTCAGTTACCTTGTCCGGTGATTGAGATAAGTAAGCCGTAATAAAAGTACCCGCATTAGATATGTCTGTTTGAATATCCTTGTCAATAACTACTATTCCCGTTGTGTAATCCACAGCGGTTACCTTGACGTTAGATGCGGTTATCTCTGGAGCAGTTATGTAGTCCCCTACCTTTACCGTACAAGGAGCTGCTCTAAGAGTCTGCGTGATTCCATAACCACCAGAAGATGTAGTTCCTGAGTAATATAGGTTCGTCTTCCTGCGCCCAGAATAAAACTTAACGGGGTTACCCGTTGCCGACGCTCTTAAACTAAGCATGCTAGAGGTTAAATTTCTAGAGACAGTGATTACCGCACCTACTGAAATATTAGATGCTAGTGCTTTATTAATTTTAAATGTTGTAGTATTAACGATTTGAGTAATGACCGTTCCCGTAGGAAAACTCCCTGTACCACTAATAACTAACGGCTTATACCCAACAGCTAGCTTAGATGTATCGTCTACAACTATAGTTTTAGTACCGCTAGCGGCAGTAGATACTGTAGCTCTAGCGTTGTACACAGGGTTGATAGTAGATGTGGAGTAAGTCCCAGTATAAGCTAGGTCACTAAGAACCGTCATGTAAGGGTCAATATTAGTAGTGCTCATACTACCCATGCTAATATTGTGCATACCACTAGTGGGGTAGCCGTACAAGACTTCGGTGTACGCTCCTGTAGTAGAGTCGTAAGAGTTTACATAATCAGCCTCTACCGATGGGTACCAGTTACCAATAGTCTCTACAAAAGAAGACGTGTTGTAATCAAGGAGGGCGTTTTTACCATCCTTCTCTTTCACTAATAAGCCTGTGTACGCTTCAAGGTAAGCCTGAAGGCCGGGAACGGTTCCGCCTGTTTGATAGGCTCTTACTATGTTTTTTAGCAAAGCCCTAGCCTGTGTGATGTTTGGGATAGAGCCTGAGTCTACGCCAAACTGGTTTAGGAACTCTTTAAGAAGAACCTCATCCGCGGTATTTACGTTAGTCATGTTGTAGACATCGGAGAGCTTAGCTAGGTAAGTATCAATATGAAATGCAAATAGGCTTAGGAAAGCGTCGAGGTCAGAGTTGTAAGCTCCCTTATCATCCACCTTGTACATAACAGGTAGATGATCAAGCAACACACTTTTAGTATCTCTCACAGAAGATTTTCTAACTACGGAGGACGAGACCTCCCCAACCTTCTTCCAGTAAACAGATGTGTTTGGAGTAACGGCCGCAATAGTAGATGCGCTTGGAGTTTTTACGTAGTAGATAAATAAAGAGTAGTAGTACTTGTTAACGTTTAAGTCGGTGCCCGTAACTCCGTACCCAGGGTTTACTGTAGTAGCAGGGGTAACACCTTTATCGTAAATATGAAACACATTGGTTACACCTAGTTGAGCTGTAGATGTTACGCCAGGAAGTTTTGATCCATTAAAGGAGTAATCCCCGGAAATTCTTAGTACGTCACCTACAGAGTACCCGCCACCAGCAGAGTTAATAGTAACCACACCACCGCTAGATAAACTGAGTACAGCAAGTCGTCCTTTGCCACCAGTCGTTGGCGATCCTAGGTCAGCCTTAACCGAAACCGGGGATGCGCTAGTAACCGCTACACCTGAAGCGGCGCCTATCTTAAGTACCGATACAGATGTTATAGCTCCGGTAGTACTGTTTACACTGTCTACTAATAAAATTACATCGTCAGAAGCAGCGCTGTAAATCTCTTCACCATCACCTGGATCCTGTGGATAACCTGTCGTACTACGGATAACCTTTAACCCGGTCCAGTTAATTTGATTGCTAGGTTTTTCCCAGCTAACATGGTTAACTAAGTAGTTGGATGGCCGAGCATCCATAGATGCTTTATAAACTGGATCCACTAAAGATAGCGGGGTTGACATTAGAACCCTCCATTACCATTAAGAGTAATGTACGTGTCTTCATAGAAAGGCACTTCATCTAAGCCACAGGACATGTCACGAGCTCCGGGGGTCGTTCCTCCAGCACCAGTAGTAACAATCACAGCTGATGCCGGAATGGTTGTATCTCCATCAAAAGTTACAGTATTAGTTGTACCAGACCCATTAGACGTAACCTTAGTAATAACTACGCCAACAGCTGTCGTTGAGGTGCTTCCGTTTACAGATACAATCTTAGAGCCGGCAAATACCCCACAAGTTCCTGCGGTAATAACGCCAGTAGAAGCCGAGCTAACCGAGCTCGATACTGTTGCAGTTTCAGTATATAATCCGCTGTCTAAGTTAGGGTTTTTAGAAAGCTTCTCATAGTCATTAATAGTTATGTACATAACACCCTCCACCGACTTACAGGCGGCGTAGATGTCGCCTTCAGTAATGAGGTCGTTAAAAGATACGTTGTCAAAACTAAATAAGGAGTAAAGAGCTTCTCGCACAGCACTTAGTACATTGTCTTTATTGTACGTGGGGGAGATCTGTACATCAATGTTTAAGTAAGGGTACACAGGCTGGTAATCATAAGCAGACAGCGTTGTTCCCGGAGGGGTCTTTCCTGTGAAGTACGCAAGCACGTTTGACTTTAGCCCATCCGTCAGAGCGTTCCCATTCGAAGATGCTAGGTAAAGCGCTACTGAACCAAAGCCTGTGGAGATTGCGTTAGCCTTAGCAATGCCTCCTACTTTCAAAGCTAGAGCGCTGTAGTCAGACAGGGAGACCGCTCTATTTAAAGCACGCAAAGATGTCGTAGCATTAAGTCTAATAGAGTCCGTAGATTCTTCGTCAGCTCCCCCACTAAACGGAGCGGAGTTACTGGCGGTAAACCCTGTGACATCAATAGTTGAGACGTCCCCCGCTGCAATATTTCCTTCGCTAGCAGGAGTGTCTGTGTAGTTATAGGTGGCTGTAATTGAGGAATCCTTCGGCGGAATCTTTCCAGATACGCCATCTCCAAATTGAACCCAAGTTTTTCCAGCACCATCAGTATACGTAGAATACACGGTGTCAGTTGATGACCAATCAATAAGGTAGTCCACCTTAGTGTATTGCACGCTACCTACAGTAACCGCTATATTTGATGAGTTATTAATAAAAACTCCTGTGTTACTCAAGGAATACTTCTGATTCTTAGACCCATCAGATGACTCAAGAACCTCACCTATTACCCTGATGCCCTGCGTTACGTTAATAACAGCCGTTGCCCCAGAAGCAACAGTAGCTGCTGTAGTAGTAATGTACGATACACCAGAGTTTGATTTAACTATAGAGTACTGAGGGACTGTCGCTGAAGCGGTCCCGTTGTTCTTAACACTGATAGACCCAGTTGCTGGGGTGATCCC